GCAACATTAGCTCCATCGTTTTCATTTGAGTTAGTGAATACTATTACATAGTCTCCACCTTTACTTTTATTATTAGTATCCTGCTCGATTTCATAGTCCCATGAATCTGCGGTCATACCACTATCAGCAGGAGTTGCCGCAGCCAAATAATCGACGCCTATTTCACCATATTTTTCAGCTATACCTTCAGCATCTAAATCAATACATGCTTGTAAAAATGCTTTGGTTTTAGAAAAATCGCCATCGCTTTTTATTTTAGCCACAGCAGCCATAATATCATCCCCTAGTACGAAGAGCTTTTCGCCTAGCAGCGTTTAACGCTCTATTGTTCGCTAATAGGTCTTGTCTACTCATCTTTTCTGGATTATTTTTAGCACTGCAAACTTTTATCAAAGTGATTAAACGATTAATATGCCACTTTTCGCATTCGAATGGTATACCATATGCTATCATATAGTAATATATCACTTCTGATGTAAATACTTCTGGTTTTCCAACTCTTTTCTTAACATTAGTAATGGTTGTGGCCGTCATAGGACTATCCATATACTTAAAAATATCTTTCATATTGTCAAGAGTCAATGCATTATAAACCTCTTCTGGTACATTATTATTTAAAGTCATACATTTTATATAGTCATACATTTCATTTGGAGTATGTCTCTCAGACTCATTAGCAGTAAGAAAAGGTTTACACCACTTTGACTCCCATTTTGAAATTGAGAGGAGAGAATGCTCCAATTTTAGAACAGTTTCTTTAGATGAAATGAAACATTCAGTTCTTTCATCAAATAAGTCTTCTGTTGCTGGTACTACTATTTGAAGCATTCTCTCCTCCATCTAAAAATTTTTACTTCTGATAATCTTTCATTTTATCAAGTATTGCTTGTTTTGGATCTGATCCGAGTTCGGCACGAACTTCGGAAGGTATAACACCAGTAATAAATTCAGCAGCATACTCTGCATTAGTTGCAAGCTCTAAATAAATCTTTGGAAATGCTGGACTTTGCTCAAATGAATCTCGAATATCCTTATTCTTAACAAATTGCTTACCATCTTGTGACTTTTCACCATATGTCTTAAGCAAGAACTCTTTAAGAAGTGTAATAATCGTAACTGCATCACTAGTATTAGACATCTCGACAAGCATATCGGTAAGCCTCTTGCCAGGGATAGCACCATACTCAAGTTCGATAGCTTCAACCTGGTTCATGTTAAAGTAGAAATCTTCGGTACGCTCAGTGCCATTATAGTCTATATATGTAACAGTCTTCTTGAGCATTTGAAACTCCTTTCAAGTTTTAATATTAAAAATTAACTCAATGTACTAATAACTTCTGCGGGAAGAGGAAGCTTAGCAGCAACAGAAGTTCCGCCGGCTGTACTAGTGCCATAGAGCAAATTCTCCAAATCAGTAAGCTTTGCTTGAGTGGTCTTAGTACTATCAACAATAAGAACTGCAGTAGGTTTATAACCGTTAACCTCAACTGGAGTAGTACTAACCGACCAACTAAAGCTAATTGCCTCAGGAGAATCGTTGACAGTAGCATATGCCCTATCAGAAGGCGAAGCAAAACATCCATATACAAGATGAAGCTTATATCCGTAGTCGTCTGCCTTCTGATCATTACCAATCCTAGTGCGGTAACAGAAACCAAACTGCTTACGAGGCTGTTGTAAAATACTAACACCCTCCATTAGCTCACGACTACCGTCACAAGCCTCAAATTCTTCAGGATAAGTATATGCCTCAATCGTAAGACTTGCTTCCTCAGCAGAAACAAGATTCAAATACTTAATATTATCAGCCCACAGCGGTGAAGGCTCGCCACCAGAAGCAGACTGACTAACAGATGTAAGACCATTCCAAGCAACGCCAGCCTCATACGGATCTGTTGGATCAGCAATAGTATCTTTGATTGGATATAAAACACCACGATCTACGCCGGTTTCATAAAAACGCTTACCGACTTCATCCCAAGTAAGATTAAACGCCATAATTACTCCTTAATAATAAATAGTAAATGCGTCATGGTTTAAATCGTCTGAAGCAAACCATCTATCATATGAACAGTATGGAAGCTCCAATATTTTTTCTACAAGATTGCTTTCAGGACTTCTTCCAATTAATAGTAACGAGTATGAAACAGCATGATTATACATAATATTATCAGCATTACGTTTCTTTATTCTGCTTCTATGATAGATTATGCATGGATATTGCAGCTTGATTGTAGCTGGAGGTTGAAAATATACATTATTCGATCCTAGGATGTTCACCAATTTCTGATGAAGCTCCAACCGTCGGTCCATTATATACACCTCCAATATTTAATACTAGTCGTGGAAATTGAACATCTACTCCTGTAACTGACCAATATCCACCAAGCCATTTAATATATCTAACACTATTAAGATGATTTGAAATATAAGGGTCGGCCACTATTGAAATACTATTACTAATGTTTAAGTTTTTATTGATAGATGATCCGTCTTCGAATCTTTTGTAGTTTCTAACAACATTACCACGATACATTTTTTCAATAGGTACTTCAACCCAGATGCCAGACCCTTCTGGAATTTCTTCACTAGTAATAAATCCTATAGGTCCATAAAATCTAGACATGTGGCCAACCCTTCTATTTTGAATTATTCTAGCACAAGCTGAGACAGATCAAACTTCTGAATCTTAGTATTAGTACCATCAGTCTGAACAATCACAAACTTCTGCTTAAGTTTATCAGTAACCTTAAACACGCCGTTCTTATCAGGATCACTGATGATCTCTACTAAGCCGCTAGAAACAGATGGCGACATTCCGACTTTAACGCTAGTAAGATTCGTAAAGTCACTATCCGACAAATCAAGAGCCATAAAGTATCCAGCTCCCCAAGTAGTAACAATATCTCCGCTGTCAAGATACTTAAGTGTACCCTTAATTGACGATCCACTAATAGTAACATTGTCTTGGATGTCAGTCACATCCGTTCCAAACAGCGTTTCCTCACCCGAGACTGCTTTAAGAGTAAGGTCGATTAAGGGTTTACAGTACTCGCATCAACCTCAATAGCAATTGCAGAATAAGGAAGCGTAAGAGCACCAGAGCAACGGGTCTCAATGAGATACTTCATCTGGTTGTAATCGATGTCAAAGTCATCAAACAGCGACACTGCTCCACCCTTATCTGCGCCAACACTATAGTCATTAGGATTGACAATAAGTGCAAGGAGGTTCATAGTAGCAGCAGTAATGCCAGCATCCTCATTAGCAGCACGTGCACGAGTAATCCCTTCCATGATAGGAACCTCAATGATCTCAGAAACACGCATAGCAGTCGAAAGCTCATTCATGTCCTTGTAAAGACGCCTACCAATGGTGTCCTTAGCAAGAAGAAGATCAGAAATAACCTCGTTAGTAGCAAACATAACAGGGTTGCCAGTGCCCTTATAATCCTTACGAGCCCTAACAGCAGCATCGATCAGCTTAGAAGCCTTCTTATCTACAGAATCACCATTCTCATAAGTAAGCTCATAATAAATGGTATAGACATCATCGTCACCATAGATAGGACGAATCTTATCGGGCTTAATCTTATCACGATCGTTAATGCCACGACCATCGCCAACAAGAATAGCGCGGCAGATTTCCTCGTTAAGCATGACACGAAGCTCTTGCTTAAGCCATGCAATAACATCAATGTCAGTAATATCAATTACGTCATCACGATCAAGAGTCTGCTTCTTATAAATAGTCTGAGGAGTAGTCTCTCGGCTGAGCAACGAAATAACCTGATCAACCTTCTGATGCGTCTTAACATAACCCTTCGCACGGGCAGCATCAGGAGTAAGATCGGCATAGACCGACTTAATACGGGAGAACGGGGTGCGCTTAATAGAATTCCAAAGCTTATCAACCCAACCCATATTACGAGTAATAAGATCAGGAGTAGGACGAATCATCTGAGCCTCGGGGAAGAGAACATCAAGGTTCTCAATGCCATGCTCAAGGAATACTTCCTTCAGAGAATTGGCATTTGTTGCATCAGCCATAATAGCGTCGAACTCGTCATGAGTTAGAACGTCGTCGTTATCATCATAATAAGCCTCATCGAAAACGTTGTGCTTCATATCATAACCTCCATTAAAGTCACTATGTGCAGCAGTCTGCTCTTCCTGATCCTGCAAAGCTTGTCCAACTAAGAAATATACAATGTTTTTCTGATCTTCATTCATAGAGTCGAATATATCTTGGACTGTATCACCATCAGCATGCTCGATTTCATCGTACTCATAATCATCGTCGTAGTATTCATCATACTCGTCATCGTCGTAATAATATCCGTCATCATCAGAATGCTCAAGAGCTTCCTCTACTGCTGCGGATACAAGTTCGTTTACAGCATCAACCTGCTCATCAGTAAGATCATCAAGTGCTGGATTATCATCAAGATCATCCAATGTATCATCGATTGCTGCGTCAATAATTTCTGCGATGGCATCAATCTGCTCGTCTGTCAGACCATCAAGGATGTCATCAACATTCTGTCCATTAGCCACATCGTCCTCCTTATCATCGTCTGCGTGACTAAAATACTCAATAGAGTCGAGACCTGTAAATATAACAGCTTCGTCATCGACATCTGTATAAGTACCATCTGCATGTGCAAAGCTTATATTATCAATCAAAGCTCCAGGATTTGCACCAGCAAGGACAAGGCTAACTTCACGAATATTACCATGAATAACATCGCTGCCCATTTGCTTAAGACGATTCGCGTAAATAGACATGGAAATAACGTCTCCGTTTTTTACCATCTCTTTTGCATGTCTGCCCTTCTCCGTTTTATTAAACGTAGCATAAGCATATACACCATCATCACGATTTTCAAGAAGTGCATGACCCAAAACATTGGTAGGATCAGTATGAACATGCTGCCATACTAAAGGAACTGTTTGACCATCGTTATCCTTAAAAGCATCGTGACGGATTACGCGACCATCTGCACAACGCAGATCATTCTTAGTGGCATAACCACTGAAATCGTAATCCATATTGTACCTCTCTAAAAGTTTGCACACAATAATATAGTATCAACTAAAACATAGTACTCTAACTTACCATGTATGCAGTATGTCTATACAAGTAAATCATCTTACCATGATATCAGTTGTATACTATCTCGAAGAAATCAATCTAGATACAATCTTCCTAACATTATTATTTCTACGCATTTTAGCAATTTGTCTATTTCTTATTAAACTACTAATCGTATTAGAAGTACGTGTATTTTGTTTATTTGTACTTACTGATCTAGTAATACTTCTATTTTGATTAGTTTCTACATCACTAGATTGCGCTCTATTTTGCTCTTTTTCTGCTTTAGCCTGAGCTTTGGCCTGTGCTTTTTCAGCTTTAGCCTGCTCTTTTTCAGCTTTAGCTTGAGCTTTTGCTTGCGCTTTTTCTAACTGTTCTTGTTCTTTCTCTTCCCGTTCTTGCTCTTTACGAGCTCGCTCATTATCTTGAACGGTTGTTATTTGTTCTTTAACTTCGCCAAGAGCAGCATTAAGCTGATCTCTCAAATTTTGTATTTGATTTCTAAGGGCTTCATTAGACTCACCATGTCTTTCTCTAAGT